GATGCCGCGGCTGACTTCCTTGTTGAAGCCGACCTCGGCCTTCTTCACGATCGTGCGATAGTTCGCAAACAGCACCGCATCGCACCACTCGCGCACGAGTGCGCTCGAGCGGGCTTGCAGCTTCGGCTGGTACCGATCGTAGGGTTCAGTCTCTGGCGAGTCGAAGCGCTTGATCTCACAGTGCGCAATCAGCACCACGGCCATGCCTTGGTTGTTGCGTAGCGAGTTCAGCCCCTCTAATACCTTGCGCCACTCTTCGGCGGCGATCATCGCTCCCTTGCCATAAGCCAAATCCTTGGCGTCGTACTTCGCTTCGATGTCACGCCAGATCAGCGTCTCTAGCCAATCAAGGCTATCGATGACAACCGTCTGGAAACCGTGATCGGGTTCATGCAACGCCGCGATCGCATCCAGCACGTCCCCGGCTTTCGTCGCGATCGGGAAATGATCGACCGCGAGTGAGCCGAGGCCGTCCTCGGTCTGGATAAAGATCGGCGACGGGGCGCCCGCGGCAAAGGTCGACTTGCCAATGCCCTCAACGCCATAGACTAAGACGCGCGGCGCGGCCAGCGCGTTGTTCTTTTTGATCGACTTTAGGTCAAATGCCACTCGACACCTCCTCAATCACAATGTAGGTCTTGGCCGGCTTGACGGTGATCGCGGGGGCGATCTGGCGCCAAAGGTCGGGCCGGTCGTGCCGAATCGCCTTCAGCAGCGACTCGTCCGCCTCGACCTTCGTCTTGACGGGCTTCGCCTCGGCAGGCCACGACGCGCAAAGCGCGAGCAGCTTGTCGATCTCAGCCTTGTAGGTCAGCTTGCCGGTGGTCTTGAGCTTCCAGCCATTGCCGAGCACAGTTGACTGGGAGCCTTCCTCAAGCGAGGGAACGAGCTTGAGCAGTTCCTTCTCGATGTCCAGGCGGCGGGTGTTGGCTTCGAGTTCTGCACGCTTCGCGGCGAGCCATTCCGCGGCGAGTGTTTCGACGTTCATTTTTGTTTGCTCCGTGGTGGGGGCGGGGTGAAGATAACAGCCCAATGAGATATTCGCAACACCTAATGTAAAAGACCCGGTTATACCGGGCGAATCCACAGCACCGGCGCTGCGGCCTTGACTTCGATGTTCTCTGCGGCGGGGCCTGCCGTGAACGGCACCAGGTTAAAGCGCCCCTCGTCATAGCCGCGTTTCAGTGTGCCGACGCGGTGCCCATCGCCGCGCACGTCGACGATACACATTCTGTCGATCAATGCCGCGACGCGCGTATCGAACGCGCCAGCGAACATGACCCAACCGTCCTGCGAGAGTTCTGGCGCGCGGATTTGCACCGCGAGTCCATTGGCAGGCACGTCGCGCGGCGCAGCCATTTTGCGCGGATTCTTTGTCGTGATCGGCGTGAGCACGCCGCGGCTGTCGACGTGCGCCTTGATCGGCATTTGCCGCGCGTCGGCGTCGATCGGCACGCCTGCTTGCGCCAGAACTTCTGTGACAGGAATCGTGAGCAGGCCAGAGATGCGGTTAGCCTCGTCAGCGGTCATCGTGCGCTTACCGCGCAGCATCAGCGAAACCGCCGAAGGGTCGAGCTCGAGCAGCTTCGCCAGGCGCCGGATGGACAGGTCGCGCTCGGCCAGCCGGTCCTTGAACCAGGTGGTGTTCACTTTGTGAGCTTTCATGTTTGCCTCGTTGCGTTGTTCGGCGTGGTGTTGACAATTGCGCAACATTAAAGCACCTTCGGCCAATCGGTGCAACTTAACAGAACACAAGAGCAACAAATGACCCACACACAACTCTCCCCCGCCCGCGAGGTGATCGCCAAGCTCGGCGGCGTCCGCGCCACGGCCCGCGTGCTGCAACTTAATCCGTCCGCCGTCTCGCGGTGGATGATGCCCGCCGAGCGGCGAGGCACGGGTGGCAGCATCCCGCAGCGTCACTGGCCGGCGCTCATTGCCCATGCCAAAAAGGAACGCGTCAAGCTCGCCCTGCGCGACTTCGTGACCTTCGACAAATAACCTGCGGGGGCGGGGATGGTGAGCAATTCGGAATTTCTTTCCGCGGTGTACGGCCCCCTCGATTCGGGGCGGCACGGCTGGATCGCGAGCTTTCGCGGCGACCCGAACGCGGTCGCGGCGGATGCCTGGGCGGGGCAATTGTATGTCGGCACTGCGAATCAGCAGCTACTGATCGACAAGCGCTCAGACGACAACAATTACTACAGCGTCGCGCGGCTTGCGCTTGGCGATGGCCGGCCGCGGCGTAGCAAGTCGGCGTTTGACTCGCTCGCGGTGCTCGTGGCGGATGACGCCGACCCGACCGAACTCAACGGCACGCCCTCGTTCGTCATCGAAACCTCGCCTGGCAATCACCAGATCGGCGTGCTGCTCGATGAAACAGATCCTGCGACGCGTAACGCCGGGCTGATCGACGCCGTCATGCAGGCGATGGCGGATGCGCGACTGATTCGCGCAGATTCAAGTGGCAATAATGCGGTGCGTTATTGCCGACTACCGACGGGTACTAATGGCAAGGGCGGGCGCAGCGCGGCAGTGCGGCTGCAGTCTTGGAACCCCGGCAACAAACTCACACTCGAGGATGCGCTCGGCGTCTTTGGGCTAGACCTCGACGCGGTGCGCGCTCAAGTGCCGCGTGTAACGCAACGCGTTACAGACGCCCCAGGCGATGCCGAGCACGCAGAGCTCGTGCGGGCGATCGTTACCGGCGAGTCATACCACGACCCGCTTGTCAAGCTTTCGGCGAAGCTCGTCGCCGCGGGCGCCTCGGGCGGGGCGGTCGTGAATCACCTGCGCGGGCTAATGGACGCCGTGCGCCCAGGCTCACCCGGTGAGCTCGAGCGGTGGGAATCGCGCTACAACGAAATCCCGCGCCTCGTGCAAGGCGCCGAGCGCTTCCGCCCCGAGCCGCTCGCGCCGGTCACGATCAACCTCGGGCCGAAAGCAGAGCCCGCCACGGCCGCGGCAGAGCTCACCCCGATCGACTGGGGCCAGCTCTCGCAGACCGTCCCAGAGCCCGCCACGTTCGCTCTCGCAGGGTGGATGCCGGCGCGCACGACGACGCTACTTAGCGCGAACGGTGGCGTCGGTAAGTCGAACCTGTCGCTGCAGCTCGCGGCGGCGGTGGCGCTTGGGCGCCCCTTCCTTGGGCTTGATACACTGCCCGGCAAGGTGCTGCTGCTCTCGGCCGAAGATGAGACGCGCACGGTTCACTTCAGATTGGGCAACATCTGCAGCGACCTCGGCGTCAGCCTCGCAGACCTTGAGGGCAAGCTCGTGGCCTACGATCTCACCCAGTCCGACTGCGTGTTGTGGCGCGAGGGCGGGGTAACGCCGCGGATGCAGTGGCTCTCGGACGTCGTCGAGCAGCACCAGCCAAGCGTCGTCGTGATCGATAACGCGAGCGATGTATTTAACGCCAACGAGAATGACCGCGCCGAGGTGCGCGGGTTTATGCGTGCCCTCAATTCGATCGCGCACCACTCGGGCGCGGCGATCCTGCTGCTTGCGCACGTCGACAAGGCGAGCGTGCGCATGGGGGCAGGGCAGGACACGAACAGCACGTTCTCGGGCTCGACCGCCTGGAACAACTCCGCCCGCTCGCGATGGGCCATGACGCGCGATAACGACCGCGTCGTGAGCCTCCGCCACGAGAAGTGCAACCTCGGGCCGCTGCAGGAAGAGATCCGCCTCGAGTTCGATCAGGTGGCGAAGGTGTTCCGGCTGCTTGGCACCGTACCGGGCTCGCTTTCGCCGACAGCGTTGCGAAATTCGCAGCGCGTAGAGATCTTGAAGCTGCTCGCTTACGCGATCCGTGCCGGGCAGCGGCTGTCGATGGCCGCAACCGCAAACAACAACGCGTTCAAGGTACTCGCCGGCAGCCCAGCGTTCCCGCGTATTCAGCGCGCGGAGTTCTTCAGCATACTGTTCGACATGCAGCGCGAGGGGCTGATCACTGAGCAGGAATACGACAACAAGGGCAAGAAGGGCTTCAAGGCCCTCGCGTTAACACCAGCAGGCGAAGAGGCGACAATGTAGGGCCGCGAGGCCCTACTCGCGCTTTTTTCTTTCTCGGATCTTGTAGCCGATCACAAGCGCCACAATCGCTGCGGCGCTTGCTTGCCACGGCAACAACCATAGCAACCATGCCGCCAAGGCAATCGGCGCGGCGATAAGCAGAAGGATTGCAAACAGCACAAAGATAATGCCGCTTAGTGATGGCGGCGGCGTTCCCATGGCTGGCATTACTTGCTCCCCCTCGCACGGATGGCGGCGGCGCATCGCTCAAGTGTTGGAATATGCGTCAATGCTGTTGTGTCTTGCGGCACCGGAATATCCTCACAAACCTTCGCGCATTGCTCCCGCTCGGCTGCGGTAACGAGAGCGGCGAAGCGTTCAAGCGCAAAAATGTTTGGGAAGTCATAATCATGCTCGCTACTAGCCTCTCGCGCCATTCGGATGATGTCGTCGCGGGTCATGGCTCCTGCACCCATCTTGCATCGTTCGCGCGCAGCTCGCGCACCTCTGTCTCAAGCTGCTCGATGCGCGATACATAGCCCAGTATTCGCTCACGCAGCTCGCGTATCTCGATGCGATACTCGGTCACGGTGTGCGATTGCGCGTCCCATTCCCTGTCCCAATCATCGAGCTCTCTCATTCCCGATCCTCCGCGCTGTACCAGCCTCGCTGGCGTCGTAGATTGGTA